AACACCGAAGAAGAGTATTCATCTATATCATATGGCTTTTCTTCTTTCTCCACCGTTTTTTCTACAGGGTGCTTTATATGATAGTCTTCCCAGAAATAATATAATGCAAGGATACAACCAAGTGGTATAAGGAAACCAGTAGCAAAACAAAATATAGCAAAGACCAGTATCTTAAAATTGCCCATGCTTTCTCTCCCATTTCTCATCATGGCAGGAACACCTGCAATGGCGTTCACAGTTTGCACTTATGCAAGAACTACATTTAAGTTTCATGTTTTTTACTCATTCTCTCCAATAGTCTTACACATGCCATAATTGTTTGTCTGTTAACACCCGAAGCTTCAGCTAGTTTTCTATATGAGATTTCTGGCTGATTACCATACTTTCTATTCATATTTCCACTGCCATTTTTGTAGTTTATGAATAGCCCCTATTAGCATCTCAAAATCCTTAACGTCTTCGTAGTGAGATCCACATATTGGGCATTTAATGTTGTCTGTCATTTTTTCTCAGACTCTCTTCTTTTTCTTTCTCTTTCAAGATAGTTTTCTGCCAATGTCAGCAGGTCTTTTGTCTTTTCATCGTCAGAGATTAAATGAATACCGAGGTTTTTATAGTTCTAGGTGTACTTCAAATGTCATAAAAATTAGTAATTAACTGCTAATATAAATGTTTCTATCAACTGCAGTCTATATTCATCTTATAGCACCACTCATAGTATGGATTTGGCTCTGGTGCTGGAGTTATTGTTTCTGGTATGATTGATGGTATTTCTATCCCGCCCAGACCTGTTAATATAATAGTAATTGCTATTACTGCCAATAATACTAGAAGAGTTACTGCTATTCCAAAGTGTTCTGCATTCATGGATTCAACCCGAAGTGAGAATAAACATTATTGCATGTTTTTGTTCCTCCTATGAGATTTTCAATACATCTTTCTGGTTTATTCATGCCTTCTATCTGGCTGTCGGAATATATAACTATTGTGATATACATGCACCATAGCATGAGCATAATTATCCCTATGGTTACCATATTCATCACTACTTTCTTCAATTTAACACCAAACCCAAATTTCGAGCAAACCTTCGGTTTGCGGAGTAGACTTGTTATTTTGCATCATCGTCAAACTGCTCCTGCTTAAGTTCTTTAATTTTATCTTCCGCTAAAAACTTTAACTTCCAATATGTGCGTTTATCGGTTTGTGGTACATCTTCCAAACTCTTTACTTTTTTACCGAACACCAATTCAAACCACCTAATAAGGTTTAAATAGTCTTCTGGTTCTAGATCCACCATACTACAAGGAGTATTTAAACAACTAATAAACTTTAGTGTCTAGCTGGTTAGCCTAAGACCAGCCCTCCTTTTCGCAGTTAATGCTACTCAGGTATGCAGACTCACACTACTAGACAAATATAAGAATCTTAATATATGATATAAGTATATCTGTTTCATGGTAGATTTAATCAAAAAGAAGGATAAACAAACAAAGAGCTGTATTTGTACAGGATCAAGGAATATATATTGTCAAGTACATGGCGATATAGATAACATTAAGTGACAAAACCCTTACAAATCCTGACAAAGTTTATAAAGTAGCAATATTAACACACTATATGGGTATTGGTGACTCCTTAAGGAACGTTTATAGGAGTTTATCAGGTGCTAATAAGAGTTTTACGGAAACTACCACCCGACCTAGCATAGCACAGCCGTATATGAGCACTGATACAGGTGCAAAATTACCAATTTTTCCATTTCCACTCATAATGGTTTATGAGTTGGCAGATAACATTGATGCATTAAGAATACCTATAGAAACTTTAAACAGAGAGATGTTCAAAAACGGTTTTGAGGTTGTTGAAAAATGGAAGTTTAAATGCAACAACTGTTCAAAGGAATTTCAATACGCCCCCCTGAAGAATGAAGCACCAGATGAACAGCCATTTCAGACAAATCAGGATAATGAAGTCCGTTCTTTGTCGTCAAAACCAAGTGTAGTAAAGGCTACTACAGAAGAGTTTAATCCACTAAAAGACTTACGATGTGATACATGTGGCTCTGATGACTTGGCAAGACCTGAGCCAAAGAATAGAAAAGTACTGGAAGAACTTATGACCAAACCAATAAACGGAAACGACCAAACCCTTGAAGATGTTGCAAGACAGTTAGAAAGAGATTTGGAAATAGCAGACAACGCATATTTACTTTTATTAAAAAATTATAGTATTGATGATAGAAGCGGTGTCATTGATCATAAGAAGACTATGATAAAGGAAATGATACGGATAGACCCACCGCAAGTAGCTCTCATTTCAGACAGTGATGGGCGTATTGGTTATGATGATAAGCGAAAAAAAGTGTTTGTATGTCCAAGATTCGAGCACAGGGACAAAAGACTGTCAGACCCAGTATGTAGTAGGTGTGGAGCACAAGCATTAAAGGCAATCTGTGAAGTTAATTCTGTTTACTCCATTGGAATACCTCAACCAAAGCGTGTTGTTTACGGTGAAGGTGAAGTTATTTGGAAGGCAGGTAAATACAAACCAAGTTTGCTTTATGGTTACTCTCCAATTTACTCAATTTGGTCAAAAGCAATGGCACTATCACACATGGACGAGTACATTAGAAAATATTTCGATAAAATGAGACCCCCAAGGGGCATGTTAGTAATTGCTTCACGTAATTACGAAACATTCAGAAAGTCATGGGACGTTTTGGAGCAAAAAGCAACAGAAGACCCATACATGATACACCCACTGCTTGTTGAAAGCGACAAAGGGAGCAAGAATTTGGCTCAGTGGATCGATTTCACGGGTTCTTTGAAGGAATTAGACTTTATGGAGATGAGAAGAGAACTCAGAATGATAATCGGAGCAGTTTTTGGAGTTTTACCACTTTATTTTGGAGAATTACCTTCTGGCTGGTCACAAGAGGGATTACAAGTTACAATTACAAACAGGGCAGTTGCGTGGGGACAAGATGTTTTGAAAAAAGCATTCTTTACTAAACTCGCTGCACTTGTAAATGTTTCAGATTGGGAATTAAGATTAAAAGCAGGAGAAGAAACAGACAAACTAAGAGACTTACAAACAGAAGGAGTAGAGATACAGAACATGCAGTTATTACAGTCAATGGGGTTCGAAGTAACAAGAACACACACTGGAGAATTCAAGGTATCTAAGAATCCAGTTATAGGAACTATGGAGATGATGTCACTTGGTGGAGCAAACGGAAAAGAAGGCAGAGGCAGAGGAACTGCAGCACCAGAAGAAGAGACACAAAGAATGCAAGGAGAACCCAAACATAGAAGACCCTCAGATGAGGGTGGAGTGGCACAAGGTCACCCAGCAAGTGGAAGTGGTACAAGCATGAGTGAGAAATCAGCACCACCAATTTATTATCTTGAACATAATAAATTTCCAGATGGAATTAATCAGTCTAACTATAAAGTAGTAAAAGCTACACTGCAAAGTGCGGTTGACCTTCAATGGAAGAAAACTAAAACTGTAAACGAACTAAGGGCAAGTGCTGGAATGACTGTTAGACAGGCTCGTGAATTAGTGAAATCTGAACTTGCAAACACCAGAAGATGGGAAGACGAAGACGAATAAAAGTTTATATATGGCAAACATGTTGATTATGTATGGCAGATAAAAAGAAAGTGACCGAAAAGACAACGGCAAAAGTAGAACTTAAAAAAACATCAAAGATAAGGTTCGAAGATAAGATAGAAGCCCAAATAGTCGAACTAAAGGGAAACGAAATCAGCGTGTACAAAAAAGCAGGATCTGTTTATAGTGCAGATTTTAAAACCATAGACGATACAATCGAAGACATCAAAAAAGAGTCGAGGAGAGTCTGTGAAAATGATTACACGGCAAACAATGTCTATGTAATACTGCAGGACGCATTGAAGAAAATTACACTTGCTTACACTTGACAAAATTAAACGTTAATACTGGTGGAGAGTTAATAGGAAAGAAACTCTGGGAGAAACACCAGAATGATGAATATACTCATGTAGATAATTATAAAGAAGCAATCTGTATAAGCTGTTTTAAGAAAGATGCTGCAGCAGCTACAGTTATGGATATATGCGGAGAGTGTGCTGGTAAGCGTGGAAGAGAGCCACTGCTTGCGATTATAACACAAAAGATGTATGGATTATGTTTGTTTTGTGGTAAGTATAAATTTAACATAGAATCTATTAATGCAAGGCTATGTCATAAATGTCATAGGAAGATAGCCGATGTTACAAAGGAATACAACAAGAAAGGGGGAATGTTATATGCAGACCCCTTCTGGATAAGCATGAGAACTAAACATGGTAAAGATTGGAGATATGTTTTTAACGATCCTTCAAAATCTATAAGAAGATAATTATTTTGCTAGTATTAAATCTACTTTATTATAAAGTACATTGAAAAACTTATGTTTAGAATCTACTTTTTTTGTTTTTTCTGGAAGGTCACCCCAGAATCTTCCCACCCTTATTGACATTGCAGGCTTTCTCAGTTTCCTTGATATAAAATTTACTGTTTGTTTCTT